CTTACGCGGCCATGTATGACTATTCGGATATATGCCTTGGGGTAGGGGGTTCGATCCAGAGAAAGGTCTATTTCGTACCCAACTGGAGGAGACTCCAGGGCAGTACGACACCTAACTCCCAATGGATCGAGTGGGACCGTTTCGGTGCTCACTGTTTAGAGTGCCGGGACGGCTGCCCCCAACGTTACTTCCGCAGTCGTCGTTTCCGACCTGTAGAAGGGGTTGGGACCCAGCCAGGCACTCGGACAGCCTCGCAGTCTTGAGCTACTTCCAATAGTAGACCATCTGCGATGGCCTCGCGAGCACCTGGTTCGTTCCATTCCACCAACAGTGGGACGGTAGTCGCCATCGACCGGAGAACATCCATTGCGAACCGCGTATCATCCGATGCGCGAGTCAACAATTGGAGGTCTCCGGCCGGGGCTATACCGACCACTGCCATCACAGGTCGATCCGACGGCCGCACAGGGCGGGTAAGGTCCGTAATGTCCCAATCACTGACCCCCTCGGTCAGTGGTTGGTCCACTAAGGTCCTCGCTGGATGGTCCGCCTGCATCAGTTCTCGACCCATACGAAGGTCGATCTCTGGTACGGACTGGACTGCCAACGGCTCTTGCTGACCAGATATGATCCACCCACGGACCAGTGAATCATATGTAGTCTCAAGAGCTGCCCGCCACTGTGCCCAGGTCTCTCGCGCTCTCCTAATTCTACGAATTTCGAAGCAGCGTTCGATCCCTAAACTACTCCAATCCGGGTCGACAATCGGAAGATTGTCGCCCGAGGTTAAAGCAGTGGTAGCCGGACCAAACTCTGGTGAACTTCCGAGGACAACCCTTAACAAGGGCTCCCAAGAGGATCTCCAGAGTCCGCCCCACAGTGCTTGCCGTGAGAACGGAGTACCGGGACCCGCCAGAGAGACCAGCAGGTAACGCCACAACCTCGCATACTCGAAGAATCGAGTATGCACGGCATAAGACGCGAGAACCGACTCCAAGGATAGATCATACCCCCTTGTCTGGAGATGTTCACACAGGATCCGAGATCCTGAAGGGAACAATCCAGCCAAGCGTATGAGCTTCCCGGGGGCCCCTGTAATCTCATAACCTTGGTAGAATTGGCGCTTCGCGAATTCAGCGAGGCCAACGCCTACAACTGACTTGTCGTGGTTTATCGCCACTCCAAGCCAGGCCATGAGATCCAGGTATTCTGCGGCTACGTCCCCATCGAAGATGACGATGTCATCCCCGAGAAGAGCGTAGTCGGAGAACAAGCCCTCGTGCCCTATCCTGTGAGCAGCTATTTGGACCACTACGTGATGGGAAACCGCGAATGCGGCCCAAGACGATAGTGTTCCCATAGGCTGTCCACAGGCGTAGCGGTAACTCTTACCTCTGTACCAGTACTCCCGCTCGGTTAATAGGGTCAACCAAGCAGAAGCAGCACTGGCACTTGTTAAGTGTCCCAAGACCAATTCCGTGAAGCGGGCGGGAAACCGATCGGTGGCCGCCGAAAGATCATATGCATAGCATTTGATCCCACGACGGGTCATCTCTCGGACCCGATCCGCCGCACGGCCTTGATCCCAAGTTCCGTCCATCGGCAAACGCTTCAGGGCTGCCATAAGGTAGTCATGAAGGCGCTTGCAGAGGGATTGGGTCCAGTAATCACTGATGGCGAACAACCGTTTCTTCCCTCCCGGCTCGTCCTTGACACCAAATCGTCCCAATACGATTTGATGCTCAGGTAGGAATCGGGTTAAGGAAGGACGGCTCGCCAACCAGTGTCCTGTGACTTGGGACAAGGTTGTCACTCTAGAAGGGAGGTTTGGAGCGCCCAGATGCTGCGCCAAGTCTACAAAAGACTGCCACAGCACGCTTTCCCTGAGAGCGTGAGCATCCCAATGGGCCGCAAGTACCGAATGACCGTTTGGACCCATCCGGTTGCTTCTATGAAGTACTTCGGATGAGCCCTCCGGGTCAAGGCGATACTGCGACACCCCAAGCCCACCCAGGGCATGTGAGATTTCTCGCTGTAACTTGGCCAACCTCCGGTTCTCGGGGAGAACCCAAGAGGAAGGGTCGGTTACAGTCTGAAACTTCACAGGCCCGGAGTGATAGATGGTCCGGACAAACCCTAATAATGTCAGGGCCACCCGGATGTGCACGATGCTACCTTTCCTTATTCCCGACCGGAGGATTCCGGGGAGGAGTAAGGGCAGGCCGTCCCTAAGCTTGACAGGACCCTTGGAAATAGGGTTCCCCGCCAAGAACTTAAGGACACATCGGGTACATTCCTTGAGGTACATACTGACCCCGGGTTTACCCCTTGTGAAGTGGATCTTATCCACCCTCACAAAGAAGGTAGACACGGATGTCAGGATGCCTATTGGGGTGTTTAGAGCACCTAGGACAAACTCATAGAGTTTAATCCAGGATCGCTCGAATGCTTCTGATACTGCTGTCTCCCGCAGACTCAGGAATGTAATATTTTTATTCATTTCTTGGGTTTGTTGGGAGCGACAGGACCCTATCCCTAGCAACCCGGAGCCCCAGGGTGGGGTGTCCGGGCTGGTAGAGAGCATGGAGCCGACCGTCGGGCGGACGAGGTTTGACCGTCCCTTTTGCCAACCTCATCGGAAATAGGGATTCCTTCAAAGGATGACCGGGCCCCGGTGAGTGACCGCCCCAGGACAGAAATCCTGGG